TAACCTTTGTCGTCGCTATCTTCATTCAGACTGTATCGTTAGTATGGTATGTGTCGTCAATGGATAACGCTATCAAGAACAACGAGAAGGAACTGCTAAGACAGGATGTACGTATTAATACACTAGAAGGTGTAGTACAAGCTCAGGCTCTTACTCTAGCTCGTATAGATGAGAATATAAAGTCTATCAGAGTTATGATGGAGAGAGTAGCCCACAAAGACGAACCTCGGTAATGGACCCCCTTAGCTGTATAGCAGCAGCCAGTACAGCATACACAGCCCTAAAGAAAGGCTTTGCTGTGGGCAAGGAGCTATCCTCAATGGGTTCCCAGTTGCAACAATGGTCAAAGGCTTTGAGTGATCTTGATTTTGTACACGAAAAGGCATCTAAGCCACCCATGTACAAGATGTTTTCTGACACACAATCTCAGGCACTAGAGGCCTGGTCAGCTAAACAACAGGCGACCCAGATGAGGGAAGAACTCCGTAGCCATATCAGTTTCGTTTACGGACCCTCAGCTTGGGATGAAATAGTACGCACTGAGGCTAGGATGCGTAAGGAACAACGAGAGTTAGTCTACAAGAAGCAAGAGTTTATCGACAACTGTATTAACTGGACGATAGGTATACTCTTGGCCTTGGCAGGTATAGCTGGACTAGCACTTGTATTTTATCTGGTAGGTAAACAACAAGGTAAGTGGTAGCTCACCCCCCATAAATAGATACAAAAAGACCCCCAAGGAGCAATCCAAGGGGGTTTTTCTTTGTCTAGGTTTCTTCGGGCCAACGATAACACGCATATCCTTTAACTATATACCCGCTGTCCTCTACGTACTGAAAGCCATCAGGCATTGTGTCAAGGCACTCTTGCTCTGAGTAAAGTACCAAAGGAAACGGCACTGTCACACAAGTTAGGTCAACCGTACAGGCGAGTATTATTGCTGAGAACATACTATGGGTCTCCTTCCATTTCCCCTATTAGCCGATCTAAGTACCATCGTGCTTTCTTGAGGTCTTCTACAGGCTTACCCTTGTACCTGTACCTGTGTATATACTTCTTGGCGTTACCCTCTAAGTATCCCATGAACATCATGTGATCCATGTTGTCCTTCATGTAGTCGATACATTCGATCTTACCATCACCGTAGTGTGCAGGTTTGTTTACTACATCCTCTTCTACAACTTTAGGTCCACCAAAGTATCCACCCTCTTTTATCTCACCCCATTTTGCCATTATATACCTTCCTTTAGAAATGTCCTGACCCACATTGCTGTGATGTCGCTACGTATGATGTCGTCTATTCCAAACTCAATGATTGGTACAGGCAACATATGCTTCTTAGCTAGGTGAATAACCTTGGTCAAACCATCAGCTTCCTTTAGGTCAGACTGCTGCACATCACCATTAAGCACAATAGTAGTGTTCTCACCTACTCTTGTCAACAACATCTTTAATTCGTGAGTGGTTATGTTCTGTGTCTCATCCACAATTATAAAGGCATTATCGAAGCTACGGCCCCGCATGAGAGCAAGAGGAGCCATCTCAATGTTCCCATTCTTGATTCCTGTATCGACCGTTCCTTTACCCAAGTGCTTCTCCAGAACATCCAGGACAGGCAAAGCCCAAGGCATAGTTTTCTCATTGAGGTCTCCTTTTAAGAACCCTAGCTCCTTACCTACGGCAACGTGAGGTCTTGTGATGACGATTTTATCGACTTGTTTCGTCGTGTAGAGGTCGGAAGCGTAAGTAGCCGTAACATACGTCTTACCAGTACCCGCAGGACCGAGAATAAAAATTTGATTGCTTTCTTTAAGCGCACTTATTAGTTCCTTCTGTTTGTTGGTACGAGCATAGAGACCTGATGTCTTCTTACTACTCGCACCTTTATAGTTAGTCTTACGTCTGGACTTCCTTGGCTTGTCGGGAAAGTCGTCCATTAGAGGCTACCCTCAAGTTTTCCTGCCAGTTCTTTTAGTTCTGCACACCCACCTATGTGTGTACCATCTGACGAGAAGATTTGAGGTACAGTTTTATGACCTGCCTGTTTAAGTAAAGTCAGAACCCACTTAGAACTAGAGGTCTCTATGTTGTACTCTGTGTAGCTTTGTCCCATCCCTTTCAATAGGACTTTAGCTGTATCACAGAAGTTACATTGGTTACGAGTTATTATAGTATACATAGATACACCTTAAGTTAAGTCTACAATCTCACAACTGTCACCAGAACAAGCTAGTGTCTGACTACCTGCTGTGTTGTCCTCTTGCTCGTACTCTGACAACTTAGTCCAGTCAATATTCTTAGGCATCTGATCTAAAAGTATATGATAATCAGTAGGTAAACACTCTTGATAAGGAGCCTGTTGATACGTGTGTTCGTTGTACGGTAAGAACGACACACCAGACATCTCATCGAAATGCTTATACACAAATGCACCTACCTCAAACCACTCGTCTTTCTTGACGTTAATTGTCACGGATGGCTTGTGTTCACACCATGATCGTTGGTACGCCATCCACATCTCAAGCTGGTCAATAGCAGACATATCCTCTGTAGTAACTGCACCCTTGGGAGCTTGCATAGGAAAGCTAAACACTGTCGTAGCATCAGGCTTACCTCTTTCTGGCTCATTAGGTATACCTTGATCCTTCATAAACTGTGTCAGCGGGTCTTTGTTGTCTCCTCGGACAGTTCTAATGTAGTATTTAGAGTGTCGAGCGTGTATCCCACTACTGCTGTCTACTAACTGTGAAACTGTTCCTGATGGTTTGACGCAAGTGATTGCAGTAGAGACAGGAATGTTAAGACGTTTAGACCAATCAGCGTTAGTGTCCACGGCTATTTGCTTGAGGTGAGTAAGGGTCTTATCTAGTCCTTTATTACTTGTCGTCATTAGTGGGTTGTCCATGATCCCTGTTAGTGAGACACCTAGGAGACGTTCCTCTTCTGTGTTATTTTGCCATACCTTACGCAAGTATGGAAACTTGGTGTAAGATGACTGGATCGTACCTAAGATGGTAGCTAGGCGTACCTTCTTCTCAAGTGTCTCTAAAGTGTCAGTAGCACGTACTACGCACTCCGTTAGGTTACAGAACTGATTTGGGCGTAAAATTATTTCGCTGCATGGATTCGTGCCGAACTCGTAGTCAGGGTCACGACGACCGTTCTTAGCTGCCTGTATCTTAGATGCCTCACGGTTAAAGATACCACGTTCACCAGAACCACTTTCCACTAGAGACATCCACTCTCGCATGAACGACACTGCATCAGGCTTTTCAGTGTAAGCTACTGAGTTGTTTGCTAGGGATCGTTGGCCTTCACGTACAATACCTAAAGCTGGGTCATCCCACCATTCGCCTGACTTAGCATGACGCATACGGTCATCACTTAGGTTAGACAGAGAGATCATAGCTGACCGACGTACACCACCTACAACAACTACTTCACCGATTTTACACATGATGTCATGGCACTCTATAGAAGATAGCTTACGTCCCTTAGCTTGAGAGAAGGTACGAATAACAAAACCAAACAGGTCAACCAATGGCGCAGGTCCACTAGCACGACCACCAAAGGTCTTCAGTTTAGCACCTGCTGGTCGTACTAGAGACACATCCCAATGCGGGATTTCACCACTATACAACAGTGCAATTACCTGACGTAATGCTTTTGCCCAACCCTCTTTACTATCTTTAACGACAACTGTTGTGTGACCAGTGAACATAGCTTCTGGTACTTCTGGTAGCTTAGACACGTACTGTCGCTCTACAGAGAACCCTACACCTGTACCACACAACAAGATGAACATAGCCTCATCAAAAGATTTAGGATCATCTACTGGCAAATAAGAACAGTTGTAGCCAGCAGTATTGTCACGGGAGAGTGCTGGCCCAGCGGTCATCAAGGCTCTCATGGATGGCATGACCTCAAGATTAAGGATGGCTTCCTCAATAGAACGGATGTATGTGTCATCACCAGCAATAGGCTTTACAACATTGTCCATGTAGCGACCTACTGTCTCTGCCCAATTCTCTCGGCGACCCTCTTCGTCTAGCCAACGTGCATACCGTGAGGTTGCAATGAAAGTCTGATAGTCTGTTGGTAGTAGATTACTCATAAGTTTTTACCTCGTTCTTTCTTATCTTCTTCTAGCCAGACCATACGGTCTATATCGCCCCGTGTTAGTCCGATGTCTTTTAGCTCTGCGTCTGTTAGTTTATTAAGTGTCTTGATTGCTGCCCTATGCTCTGACCACATAATACAATATCTCATAAACCGTACAAATATATTGTTGACCCACCTAGTCTTCATCTGTTGTCTCCCGACCCTTTAATTACATTCCTACTTTTACGACCTGTCAGCTTGTCTACGTTTATGTTAGCTACCTCTTTAAGACTATATCCAATGTCGTTAGCAATGTTAGACAAGTACCAAAGAACATCTCCCAGTTCTTTAGCTACCTCATAACGATTAAATACGCCATCTCGTACTTGCTTCTTGACCTTTTCTGCCACCTCTCCTGCTTCCCCACATAAGCCAAGGGCTGGATACAGAACCTTGTGTGTATCTGGGTAAATAGCAAAGGATACCGCTTTCCTCTGGTACTCGTTTAAGTCTTCTATAGACCTGTCTCGTTGCTGGTCTGCAAACGCATCTATGTCTTCTTGACTAATCATCGTCCTATGTTCCTTCCGTAGAACTGTGTTTGTTTTTCATTGTACGCATCAAATAGATACCAAGCGCAGTTGTCTTTGCCTACACCCTTGCTACCTTCGATCCACTTTACCCTACCTACACTCACTACCTTAGTGCAGTAGCTCATGTAAAGGGATGATTGCTTAGTGTGCATCCAATCTGCATCAAAGAGTAGCCATGTGGGACACCTCTGCATCCAGTGTTCCATGAAGGGGTGCAAGAACTTCCTGTCCCAAGGTGGATTGGTAATACAAAAGTCAACAACATTGTACCCGCCTAAATCAAGAGAAAGCCCATCGTGCAGTATAACCCGTGGGTCTCTTGGGTCAATATCACAGGCATACAAGCATTCTCCATGACCTTCCGTAAGATAACTAATGTGATCCATCAGGCGTCCATCTCCAGCACAAGGCTCTACGTAGTCAAACGTGTATGGCAAGTGTGGAATAAGAGGCTCAACAGCAGCTAGTGGCGTATAGTAGGCATCCCTCTCTCGCCTTACGTAGTCTGACCTTTTTCCCAAAGTATTACTCCCTTTGTTTCACCACGTAGTGCATCTTCAACCTCATTTCCCATATGTCCGTCGTAGTGTCTCAAGGCTAATAAACTGAGGCTCGTAGAGTCCATCACAAATATTTCGTTTGATGAGAACACCTTTGAACCACTCCTTGTT